CTTGAGCTGATCGGCGCTGGCGGCGATTTCGGCGGTGGCCGTGTGGACGCTATGGGTCATGCCGCATCTGCTCCGTCGGCTGTTGATCCGGATACTGTTGCATCAGCGCTTGCAGTCCGGCGCGGTCTGGCGCGCCTTGCGCCCGGCGGCGGCCATAGTGGCCGGTGAGCGCGGCGTCGAGCTCGCGGGGGGTCATCGACCAGAAGTCCCGGGCAGGCAGCTTCAGCACGCCAAGCCCGAAGGCCATGGCCGCGGTCCAATTGAAAGGCTCGCGGGCTCCGGTCACGGCTCACCAAAAGTCGCGCGCAGCAACCTCGCGACAATGTCAATGAAGGCGGCTGCCCCTCCGTCTACCCGCATATCGCCTACCGCCCCGTCGTCGATCATGTGCCCGCCTGAGCGAAGGCCCGCACCGAGGATGCGGATGGCGTCGCGCGCGGCGATTCGCCCGCCCGAAAACCTCTGAGCCAAGGCGAGCATGTCCTCGGCGCCGAACGCTGATTCCAGTTCGGCCAGCGCGCCAAGTGTGAGGCACAGCCGGTAGGGCGCGCCATCGAGCACCGCCTCGATCTCGCCGCGATGCGGATTGGCCATGGGTTTCTCCTGCTTACTGCGCGCTTCAAGCGAAGGTGAGCGGACCCGCCGATTCCAGCGTGATGTCGAAGGTCACTTCGGCATTGTACTGACCGGCATAGTCGAGCGCGCTGATCTGGAACGGCCCCTGCACGGTGCCGAAGGCGGGAATGATCACCTGCCAATTGCGGATTGTGCCGTTGAGAAAGGCATCGCGCACCAGCGCGTCGCTGGCATTGGAAGTGAAGATGCCGTTGCCGGTGATGCGCGCGTTCTTGACCCCGGCGCCCGCCAGCAGCTCGCGCCACGGCCCCACACTGTCCGCATTGGTTGTATCCACCGTCGCGGTGTTGAAGGCCAGTGTGCGGGTGCGCAGGCCCGCGACGGTGATGAAGGTTCCGGTGCCGGTCTGATCGACCTTGAGCAGCAGGTCGCGGCCTTTCTGGGCTGCCATATGTCTCTGTCCTTATTGAGGATTTCACAAGGGCTGGGTGACCGCGCGGTAACGCACGAGGCCATGGATGGTGATGCCGTCGGCCTCGCGGCGGATGTCGGCGAACTGCTGGCGCAAGTTGACCAGCGTGTGCCCGCTGAGTGTGAGCGCCGCGTTGTGCAGGATGTCGCGGATAGCGCCCATAAGCACCTGCGCCTCGCCGCGCCCACCCGCCGCCGACCAGATGTGCAGCGACAGTATGTGCTCCTCTCCATCCTCGGTCGCGGTGCCGAAGTCGGAGCTTGAAGTTTGCCCCATGGTCACGAACGGGTAGGCCGCTGCATGCGGAACATCGTCGTACACGCGCGGGCCGCCCAGGAGCGCGGCGAGCGGCGCGTTGCCGCTGAGCGCGCCGTAGACGGCCTGTTGCAATTGCCAGCTGGCGCTGCCGCTCATTGGAGACGCTCCTCGGCCTGGATGCGGATGAACGGATCGGGGCCGTCGCGGTCCAGCACCGCCCAGATGGTGAAGATTCGCGCCCCATAGCGCAGCCGCATGGCCGGCGAGACATCCATGCGCTTGCGGATGATGATCTCGTGCGTCACTTTGCCCTGTAGCCCCTCGGCGATCACGGCTTCCGCGCCGGAAAGCGCCTTGATCTCTGCCCAGACGGTGGCCATGGAGCTCCAGGTGACGGCCACGCCGCCGCCGCCGTCGGCTGTGCGGGTGGCGGATTCAATCGCGACGCGGCGGCGCAGGTTGCCGATGGCGGGCGTGCTCATAGCCGCCTCACGCGGTAGGGCGAGATGAGATCGCGCACCATCTCGGGCAGCGTCGTTGCGGGACCGCCGCCACCGGGCTCGGTGAGCTGCCGGTGCTCGTACCAGTGCGCCACCAGGATCAGCAGCGCCACCCGCAGCGCCGCCGGAACATCCGCGGGCTGCGCGCCGTGGCCGCAGGTGAAGTCGATGGCGATGCCGTTGCCCGGCCGCAGCGGCACCGGCCAGGGAAGCGTGCCGCGGCGGATCAGGCGCGGCGGCGAGCCCAGGCCGTCGAGCAGATAAGACGCTGGCGGCAGGATGGCGAAGCTGTCGTCGAGCGCATAAATCCGCGCTTGATCAATCGTTTGCACGGGCGCGACGGGCAGGGTAACCGCGAATCCCCCGGGCCATGCATCAAGATAGTAGGTGTACGACTGGCTGATCAGGGCGCGGCCGAGGCCCCGCTCCAGCTCGGATCGCGCAGCCGTAATGAGCCGGGTGATGAGCGCATCGTCGTCGCCGGCGTCCACGCGCAGGTGCGCCTTGGCGTCGGCAAGCGAGACTGGCTCCTGCGCCGGGGGCGAGGTGAGGACGAGGGACATGGAGCCTCGGGAATTGAGGGAGGAGGGTTTAGGGATGAGGGATGAAGCGGAAAGAAGGGGCGCGTCCGTCCGTGCGAGGGAGGGGCACACGGACGGACGCGGAGGCGTGGCGGTCGCCGGTCCCGCCCCGCCTGACTCTTCAGCTCACGTCGAACTTCAACAGCTTGATGGCGTCGAAATCCTGCACGCCGCCGCCGACGCGCTTGGTGGTGTAGAACAGCACGAAGGGTTTGACCGTGAACGGATCGCGAAGGATGCGCATGCCGACGCGGTCGACGATGAGGTAGCCGCGGCCGAAATCGCCGAAGCCCAGCGAGAAGGAGCCGGCAGCGATGGCGGGCATGTCCTCGCTTTCGGCGATGGGGAAACCCATCAGCGAAGGCGCGCCGCCCGGCGTCAGGGCCGGCTGCCAGAGATAATCGCCATACTGATCCTTCAGCTTACGGATGACGGCCTGGGTGCCACGGCTCATGATCCAGCGGGCGTTGGGCCGGTACTGGGCCTTCAGCGTGTAGACCAGGTCGATCAGGCGGTCGCTCGGGTTGGCGGCGGGCAGCGCGCCGGCGACGCCGGTGGCCAGGTAGCCGAGCGAGCCCCAGGCATAGGACGCCTGGGCGATCATCGGATAGCTGAGGAACCCTTTGGGTTTGGAAACGCCGTCGCCGCCGACGAAGGCCGTGCCTTCTTGCTGGGCGAAGGTGACCTTGACCTCGTCGGCGATCCACTGGTCGATGTTGATGATGCTGTCGTCGAGCAACTGGTTGGTGGCCGCCGGCATGGCATAGAGTTCCATCGTCTGGAACGTCAGGTTACTGAGCGTTGACGTCGCCGTCTGCGGGCGGGCCGCCGTCTCACCCACCCAGCCGGCCGCAAAACCGCTTGTGGAGAAGGGCTTGAGGTAGATGTTGCTGGAAACCTGTTGAACCGAGGCGATGGCGCGGATGGGCGAGATGTCGCGCATGGCCAGCGTCACCGCCGCTTCCGTCTCGGGGGGGACCAGGTAGCCGCCGTCCGTGCTCGAACCGATGGAGAGCGCCTTGGCCTCCAGCGCCGCGAGCGCTCCCGGCTCGCCCTTGCGGACATAGGCCTCAAAGGCGGCCTTGTGCTGCATCTGCACGCCGGTGCGCGGCGCGGCGCCGCCGAGGGCGGGGCGGGCCTGCCTCAGCATCAGCTGATCAATCAGCCCACGTTGCTCATCCAGCGCGGCATTGATGCGCGTGACCTTGTCCTCGCTGAGCACATCGGCAGAGCCGCGCTGCTCGATCTCGCCGATCCGCACATCGTTCTCGGCCTTGAAGGTCTCGAAATTGCGCATGAACTGGTCGTAGGCGGCACGCGCCTCCGGACCCATGGCCTTGGTTTCGGGGGCTGCGGTGGTCGTTGCGGTCATTGTCCGATCCTCATCTTTCTGCTGTTGGTTTGGCTAAGGAGTTTCAGCCGGGCGGCGGCGTGGCGCATGGCTTGCGCAAAGGCGGCCTCGCCGGTGGGCGTGCCGGATTTCACCGCCGTGACGGTTGCGCCCGGCTGCATGGGGAAGGTGACGACGGAGATTTCCCAGAGGTCGATCTTGCGCAAGGTGCGGACGCCGGAGCGGTGATCGCGCGCGGCTTTTTCGGCGCGAAATCCGATACTTAGCCCTTCCAGCGCGCCGGCCTTCATCAGGCTGAGCACCTCGCGGGCGCGGGCCACGTCCAGCATCAGGCGGCCCTTGACCTTCAGCCCGCGGGCGTCCTCGGCTATGTCCAGCCAGACGCCGATGGGTTCGGCTGGATCGTGCTGGAACAGCATCTTGATGCCACTGGCGCCGCGCTTGGCCAGCGAGGCCCGGAAGGCCCCGGGGGCGATGATGTCGCGCGCCAGATCCTCGGCGTTGAAGAGGGACGCATAGCCCTCGAATGTGCCCTCGGCATCGAGCGAAGTGAGGGCGAGCCCGGTGCGTTTCAGCTCGAACGGCAAGGCGGGAGCGGTCATGGAGGGGGACCATGTTTGGGGCGGTTCGGATATTCCGGAGATAGTCGTGGCTAACGCGGCGGCGGATCAGCGAGGCACTGGCGCAGCTCACGGAGGAACTTGCCCGCACTCTTGGCGTTGCGGATGCCAACATCATGCAACGAGCGGTTCATCCAGCCCTTCAGTTCGGCATCGGACAGCCGGCCGTCGAGCAGCCTGTCGAGCGTGCGGACGGCTTTGACCTTCAGGCTCGGATGCAGACGGCTGGCGGCGAATTGCGCTAGCGATCGGTGTGGCGGCATCTCCAGGTCAAGGTCCTGCGTGTCAATGGCATCGCAGACAAATGGCAGCAGCTCGCTCATCGGTGGCGGCCAGGTCTTACCAGCGCGCGGACGGTCAGCGGCGATGGCGGTAGCTCCCGCGCCCTGGATTCGGCTTGGCGGGCCGGGGCACGAGCCGCCGGTGAATTTCCGTCAGTAAAATGACGATACTACCCTTTGGCGCGAGGCGAAGTCTTGAGCCAGTGGACAGCCACCAGGCGTAAATGTCGTCAGCGGACCAGCCGGCGCCAAGCAGTCCGGCAAGCACGCCACGGATTTCAGCCACACCCTCCGACCGGACATGGCGCACGGCATGAGCGGCGAGGCTGGGTAGGTCCAGGCCCACCTTGTCATAGTGCAGCAGTTCGGGGTCGAGACCCATGCACAACTGCTTCAAAGCCTCGGGTATCCCGCCCGGCCTGCCAGCGGCCTTGCGTTTTCCAATATTGCGATTGCGGCGGGCGTGTTTGGTCATGCGGGTGGGATGCGGTTTGATGCGGTATAACTGCCTTGTGAAGCAGAACTTGGAAATGCCTCAACAAACGTGAAGTCAATAACACGTCCATCAATCTGTGAGATGCAAATTCGGACACGGCCATAGCCCAGATTTCCATCGCGGCCTCTCTGACCGGAGTACTGCTGTTCGCACCCGATTATGATCCATCGATCATCAAGAAGCGTTGCTTGCAAGGGCAGTTGCCGCATCAACTCAGCTTTGCCATAGCGATCACTAAGCAACAATTCAGCGAACTTGATGGCTACCGCACTGGATATGAGATTAGTCCCCAGTGCTCTCATCACGTGGACCGACAACCCCTCCCCATCAATGTCCCGTTCAGCCATGGCGATCCCGGCAATCCATCCAACCTTGGTGAGACTTTAGACCAATAGCCAAGGGAAACCAAGCCGATCACTTCGGAATCGCGTCCAACTCAAAGAATTGATACGGAGAACCTGGACTGGGTGCGTAAATCCCCGTTATCGGAAAGGGAGGCAAAGGCGTCATCTGCGTTAGACCAAGACTTGAAATCTTGGCATCCGGACTGACAACGCCACCGCCTCCCTGCTGCCCTCCCGGCATCCACGGTAGCGCCGGATTGAACTACCCCTCCGTCTCCCCCGCATCCTCCACTTCATCCGCATACCCCACCGCAGCGCGTTTCTCGGCATCCGTGAGGAACGTGGCGCCGCCGATGCGGACGCTCGGCCAAAACATTGACCCAAATCGCTCAGTGGACGGTCAGCGGCGATGGCGTAGCTCCCGCGTCCTGGGTCTGGCTAACCTTTGGAGTAAGGGCAGCCAGTTAACATTCGTCTGGAGCAATACGAACTCACGACAACTTTATCTAATCAACAGTTGAATTCTGGGTTTTTAGAGTAATTTCGAGTGCACTTCTCACGGTCATCAGCAACACGACCAAGCCGGCTACACCGATTGGGTCCAAGCCTAGAAAGTGGTGCGCTGGAGTTTTTGAGTTTGTCAGAAAAACCCATCCATAGAGGCCCGATGTCAGCAGGTAGATAAACATTGGCAAGCAAAGACTCGAACCAAGAATGCACAACAACGATGCTGTGCGAGGCTTCCATACCGATAGAAGCAGGGACATCAACAAGAGGAGGGCTCCATCGCGGTGCGCGGCAAGTAATTGATCTTTGCCCCATTCGCTTGTGTCGTTGGATGAAAGCGCTGACATCAAGACCACCTGAGTGGCGACCACTGCGGGAGCGGTCGAGGCGAACAGCCGGCGTGATCTGTCCGTGATCTTGCTCTGCGGCAATAGCCAATCTGAAACTCGCGACGAGACCGAAACAACGGTATTTGAACCGGCCCGAAGCGTATCCGAGGCCGCAAACATGGTCCAGATCAGCGTTAGCGACCCGATTATATCCACTGTAGATAACGCGAACCACTCATGATCGACAAGGGCGTAAGTACCGGGGAAAAGCGATCTGAAAACTCCGGGCGCCCACTTGTAGCTGTATGCTGGCAGGCACAGCACGGCTCCAAGAATGCAAACAGGAGCCGCCGCACGCGATGCCCATACTGAAATGACCAATGAGGCCAACAGGACTTCTGACCCCATGTCAAACAAATGAAGCAGCGGACCTGTCACCAAGCCACCAGCTTCCTCGCTGCCTTGGCCAAACTGCGCCAAATTGGCCATCACCAATGCGGGCACAATTGCGGCGAACAGCCGTCGAGACATAGGTATGAATCCGGGATCCAGGTTCATTCTATTTGCCGACGAACCTTCTAAATACGATCTGTCCATCCGCCACTTGAGGCGGAACTATGTATTGCTTCATTGGTACCCTTGCTACCACGCCCTGGGGACTTACATCACGGCCATCCACCGTGCCAACCAGGGTATTTCCGGTACCTACGATCATCGCATGGCCACTTGCATTGAGGAAGTGCGCAGCTTGGGCAGCCACATCTCCGGGCTCAGGAAGTTGACCAGGTGGCAAGGCAACCCACCCGGGGATCGCGTAGTTGCGATCCGCCCATTGATCGGGCCTGGGAGGCCGCATTATGTAGGTGCCAGCATTGGGATACCCCGGACCAGCGCTATTCCAATCCAGCACCTGTGCGACAAACACGTTGCATTTGTTCGTGCCAGGGAGAAACCCCATAGCCAGCACTCTTGGATCGTGAGAGTCTAAACTCCATCGAGTTGAACCAACATAGTCTTCTGCAGTCAACGCCACGTTGACCCGGGTTATGTCCTGAGCCGTCAGGACCTGGCCACTATCGCGGGAGGTCGCAACTTTGTCGAGCAGACGCCGGTAGGCCTCCTCTGCTGTCGGCTCATTGGGAAGGCCAGCATCGGGGACATCCTGGGCAAGTTGTGCGGGCGGCCCTCCTGCCTTTGCAGGCAGCCAAACAGTTGGCTGGGCGTCTGAGAGCACACGATTGGCTTCTGCCGGATTGGGCAGGAGTTCAGCAACTTGAACGCGCGGTTGGTTTGTCGCGGAAGCAGGCCCCGAAAAGCCGCCCGCTCCACCATCGCTTGTCCACCGTCCGCCTTCCGACGAACCTGCCGGAACGCGGGGTTGCTCATGGCTGAACTTCCCCTCCGCCTCTCCTGCATCCTCCATCTCATCCGCATACCCCACCGCCGCGCGTTTCTCCGCGTCCGTCAGGAACGACGCGCCGCCGATGCGCTTCCACAGGTCGTCGCGCTCGGAGGACAGCGCCTCGATGCCATCGAGATCGGGGCGCAGCTCCAGGCCGCCGCCGTAGGCGGGACCCAGCCAGCCTGACAGCGCCTTGGCCGAGCGGCCGACCAGCGGCAGCACCGTGTGCCGCCAGAAGCTGCGGTGCGCCTCGGCATAGTTGGCGTGCGTGTTGTCGCCGGGGATGCCGAGCAGCATGGGCGGCACGCCGAGCGCCAGGGCGATGTCGCGGGCGGCCTGGCGTTTCGACTCGATGAAATCCATGTCTTTCGGCGTCATCGACATGGCGCGCCAGTCGAGCCCGCCCTCCAGCAGCATCGGGCGGCCGGCATTGCGCGCGCCCTGGAAGCCGGCTTCGAGTTCGGCCTTGAGCCGCTCGTATTGATCGGATGTGAGTTGACCGCCGCCGGCATTGTAGACCAGCGCGCCCGAGGGCAGCGCCGAATTGTCGAGCATGCCCTTGTTCCAGGCGCTTGCCGCGTTGTGGATGTCGATGGCGGTGGCCGCGGCCTCGATGGGCGACAGGCCGTAATAGTCGTTGGACGGATGGAACAGGCCGAGATGCAGGACCTTCCGCACGCCCGGCGCGGCCTCGCCGCTGTAGCTGACGGTCTGGCCGCTGACGGTGTAGTCGTAGCTCAGCGGCCAGCCGTCGGCGCCGGGCACGATGGTCATGCGGTCGGGCCGCAGCACATACAGCTCACGGATGTCCGCGCCGGTGCCCACGGCCTCCATGTAGGAATTGCCCGCCACCAGCAGAAAACCGTACCAGGATTCGAGCAGGTCCGGCGCGGTCTGGGTGGGGTTGGGGGCGCGCAGCAGGTCCAGCAGCGGATGGTCCTCGTGCTCCATGCCGCCCTCGAACAGGTCGAGCGGCACGGCGGCGGCGGATTCCGCGATCATCCGCACGCAGCGGTAGACCACCGGGTTCTGGGCGAAGCCCTCGCGGGCAAAACTGCCATAGTCGCGCGGCGACCAGACGGGTTGCCGTTGAT